CCTCCAACGCCTCCTATATTGGGGCCATCCCCTGCGCCACCGGCTCCACCTCCAGTATTTGCTGTTGCTGTGTTACCCGCACCGCCAGAGCCACCAGATGCACCCCCGCCCGATCCCCCAGAACCTCCAGTTGAAGTGCCTCCACCACCGCCGCCGCCGCTAAAGTAACCAGATGATCCCCAAGAGGTAAAATCAGAGAACAATTTACCAGCGCCACCAGCGCCACCGGTTGTGCCTGATCCAACCGCGCCATTTGCCCCACCGCCGCCACCACCAGCAGATGCTGCCGTGACACCACCATTGCCGCCATCATTACCGTATCCTGTACCACCACCCGAATCGGTCTGAATTGATACACCTTGGGTTGAATTGCCTCGGCCGGGTGCGCCACCGCAACCACCGTCAACACCTGCGGTTGCTGATCCACCACCTCCACCAAGAGCGGTCATTTTTGCTTGGGAACCTTCAGCATTATCGTTAAAACTAGAATTGCCTCCACTACCACCAGTCCTATCTCCGGTGTTAGCGCCAGCGGTTCCTCCAGTCCCGACGGTTATGTCGTATTCCACCCCACCTACCATAGGGTAGGTAGCGTGATGCACAATACCACCACCACCGCCGCCACCACCAGAATCACCGCTCCAGTCTGAGCCAGAGCCACCACCACCAGCACCTACCACAAGGATGTTAGCAGAGGATACGCTGGCATGAGTAAATGTTCCAGAACTGGTATAAGAGTTACTACCAGAAGAACCCGCTCCGCCAAAGCCACTGTAATAATTACTCGCATTTCTTACTTCATCTGTAGAGGCTAAAGCATCAACACCAGTAGCATCCTCGAACGCATCAATCGTCTGGTCTACCAAATCATATTTGGCTAACGACCCATTGGCCGCAACCTTGAAGCCCAGCAGGGCAATATCGGTTTCTAGGCTTGTGGTATCTACAGCGTCACTGGCAAGGTCAGCACTCTTGACCTGACCGTCTGTGATATCTTCTGAGCGGATTGTGGTTCTAGTCATATCAAACGCCAATCAATTTAAAAGCGGTTAAAAAGGTATGTTCAGATGTTGCGTCCTGAGAGGCTCCTTCATCGTGATAAACCCATAACTCAATGTAATCAGATACCGCAAGATTTAAAGTTACAGACCCTCTAGGCCAACCACCATTACTTGCTCCGGGTGAATACCTATAGTCAGTACCTTGGTTTAATGAACTTCCATTTTTATAAAGCGAAATCGCCACCTGTTCGTTATCGTCAACTCCGGCAACTCTTGTGCCATAAGAAAAATGATATTTACCTGCCTTATCTGACGGCACTGTAAATCGGTAATTTGTAGATGAATCAAATGCGGAATCAGTATCCCATTCTTCAGTATCTAAATTACACTTTGTCCAAGTACCAGTTAATATACTTTGAGAAGTAGATAAATACGCATAAAAACTTGGAGTGTTATCTCCACCCGCACTGGCCCAACTCTGATCCCCTCTAAGGAATGTCGTAGCGTCTGCCGTACCAGAACCTAAACGTGCAGTACCTAAAGTTCCTGTAGAGATATTAGAGGCGTCAGTCGTGTCAGTCGTGGCTGATGCGGCAAGGCCACTGATCTTTGAGGTCGCTATCGCCGCTGAAGTGTTGATGTCTGCATTGACAATTGTCCCGTCTGCTATCTTTGCAGACGTTACTGCATCGTCTGCTATCTTATCTGTATCAACTGAGTTCTGTGCTGGCGTGATCGTCGTGCCGATGTCATTGATACCGATGACTTCTAATTTATCCGTGGATACCAACGCTGATGTTAACGTAAGGGTTGTTCCTGAAACTGAATATGCATCTTCTTGCTGCTTAACACCGTTGATCGTTACTATAAGACTCTGCTCTGTAGGAGCCGACCAAGTAAGTGTATGAGTAGCACTAGTAGAGCCTGTAACATCAAACCTGCGGATGTCAGAAGCTTTTAGTTCCTTGGCGCCAATATATGACATTAGGTAATCTCCAGAATCCCCAATACTGCCTCTAGGTCGCTATCGACACTAGCTGTCATGTGAATATCCCCAGTTGCCTCTAGATCAATAGGTTTGTCTAGAACTAGAGTAGAGTCTGCTGGCACGGGAACTGTCTTAGCTACGTGGTAATAAGTATCACCAGAGGTTGCTCTAGCTTTGATGGTAACATCAGCAGAGTTAACCCCGTCTACGTTACTTATGTAACACGAGTGAATAACAGATTGAGTTGCAGATGGGGCGGTGTAAACAATACCGCCTGAAGAAGTTAACGCCGCACCCTGGTTTTTAAAGGTGTTTGCCATTTTAGCCTCCTAATGCTATGGCCATTGCTACGGCGGTTCCAGCTGGATCGCCAGTTGATGGAACACTTGCCCAAGTCCCGTCTCCTCTCCAAAACGTGGTAGAGGAGGCGCTTGTTCCGCTGTTTAAATTACTAACTCCAAGGTTGCCTGTGATTGACGAGGCTCCTAGATCTAATGCTAATTCTGTAGATTCTATAACAAGTCCGCCGTTGGTTTTCAGATCTGTACTAAATTCTGTACCGGTTAAATCCAAACCGTCACCAGCTGTATAAGTGGTGTCAGTATCTGTGGCGGCTATTTCTATAGTGCCGGTTCCGTTAGTTATCGTAACATTAGTTCCGGCAGTAAGGGTAGATTTAGCTAGAGTATTTCCGGTTGTGTTTCCAATCAGAAGCTGGCCATTAGTGTAAGTTGTCTGGCCAGTGCCGCCATGCGCTACAGAGACAGGAGTTGATAAATCTAAAGTTACGGCACCCGATGTTCCGCCGCCGGTTAAACCTGTTCCAGCTGTTACTCCAGTGATATCGCCAGTTGTTGGGGTTTCAGACTGCCAACCGTTAGTTGTATCGTAAGTAAGAACGTCTCCATCAGAGGGAGACATAGATGCATAAACGTCTGACAAACCCGTGATCGGAACAGATATATCACCCGTGCCATCGAAACTTACACCCGCGATATTTCTTGCGGTTTCTAACGCTGTCGCGGTTGATGCGTTGCCGGTTAAAGCTCCAGTAAATCCAGTAGATGTTACAGATGTTAAACCAGTGAGGGTGGTATCTAGATTTATGGTTACCGTACCACTAGTTCCACCGCCGTTTAGGTTCGTACCTGCAGTTACTCCTTCAATATCTCCCGCAAGCGTTTCAGCTTGCCAACCGTTAGTGGTGTCGTATACTAAAGCTTGGCCATCTGAAGGACTCATCGAGGAGTAGACATCAGAAAGATCTGTTATACCTACCGTTGCAGAAGCTCCTAGAGCCACGGTTTGACCAGCAACCGTAACTGAACTATTTGCTAGAGAACTATTAGGAACGCTGGATAACCCAAGGGTGATAGTTCCAGAAGATGTTATAGGAGATCCACTATCTACATCAATACCGTCTGTACCGGCTATAGCAACACTTATAACACTACCTGCCCCAGCTGTAGATGGTGCCCAATCTGTTCCTGACCAGCTCAGGGTTTCTCCAGTAGACGGGGTTGTAGACGAAACATCAGATAAATCGGAAAGCGCTATATCTATATTAGCTGTTCCATCAAAACTGTTGCCGGCTATTGTTCTAGCAGTTTCTAAGGCTGTAGCAGTATCTGCGTTTCCTGTTAAATCTCCGGTAACATCACCTGTTACATCGCCAGTTAAATCTCCGGTAACATCACCTGTTACATCGCCAGTTAAATCTCCAGTAACATCACCCGTTACATCGCCAGTTAAATCTCCAACAAAATCCGTAGATGTTACAGATACTAAACCCGTTAAGGTTGTGTCTAAAGCAACTGTAGTGTCGTAAGTAGAAGTGTTAACTGTTTCGGTGATATTTGAACCACCCTTAACGCCCTCTAAAATATAGTTTTTAGCTGATCCAGCTGGAAGCCTATTATCGGTTGCGGAATCTGCTATATGAAAGAAATCGTTAGCGTCATCTAAAGGACCCCCAGTGGGTCCAGACCTTGGGGTCATAGTTGGAACTGTAATAGTAGCCATATTAACTCGTTACGATGTATTCAGAGCCAGAGCCAGCATCCACTGTAGAAACGTAGGTTTTAGCGATGATTGATGCTATCTCGTACTGAGATTGCGTAGATATTTGCAGATCATTACCAGGATCAAGATAGAAGTTTGCAGTACGCTTAAAGTATCTGCGGAATGATCCACCCCCCACGAGGCCGATTGTTTTAATTCTACCTAGCAGCTGAGATAGCTGATTAGCATATATTTCAAAATCTGGCTGACGATAATGAGCTTTCATTGTTGCGATAGCGTGCAACAAGATAAGCTGGGGATTCACCGTAGCGGTGTCTGTGTCAGCGGAAAACGCGCTCATGCCGGCGTTATATTCTAGCCGGAATTTAGATGTGCTGTCGTTAGGAACTGGCCAAACTTCTATCTTAGCAGTTCCAGCATCATCAATAACATCCCACCTAACGGGATCCATTTGATTAAGAACGGGTAGATCGTTATGTCTATGAACCCCAATACCGATTTGCAGTTCATAGAATCTACCAGTACCTTGCCTCTGGATAGATACCGTTAAAGGTTTATATGGGTCACAGTCAGATGGAAAAGAATAGTAAGCAGTACCAGCAGTAGTGGTACCTGGCGTGGTGTCATTTACTTTCTTGGTGAGTAGATCACCAAACTCGTAAAATAACTGGTCTTGAGCGCTTCTAAGGGCGGAATTTAATATATCTGCCTGCGCTATAGCCGCAGTTCCAGAAGCGCTAAACCCCAGCCGTTGCGCTAGCTCTGTTCGTAGACTTAGAAGTGTTCTTGACATTCCTTTCTTTTGCCACTATTTCGTCAAGTTTGCTAGTCAAACCTTCTGGCGGTCTACCAAATACTGAAAGTGTGGCTCCTTCACCCCATTGGGTGCAAAGTCGAGTCCACTCTTCTTCTAAGCTATCGATATCGTATGTATCGTTAAGCTTTTCTTTGATGTTGATATTGGGACCATACCTCTCTAGATAGAACGGAAGTTCGTGAGAAGGTATTTTCTTAGAAGGTTTAGTAAACTGATCGTTATCAATTTCGATCAAAATTCTAGGAACTTGGTACATGTTTTCTCCCTATAAAAAAAGAGGGTCGGGGGAGCGACCAGGCTCCCCCTCCCCGCCAAGGTTTAAGCCACACTCCAGATAAGGCCGTGGCAGTTCAGACGGTTAGCCGTCAAAGAACCGCGCCAGGTCATACCCCAGTAGTACTCATACTTGTTGTACTGCCGCGGCGGCTTTCTCGCAACCATATCATTGCCTTCGATAGGACGGAGGGCCAGGTGATTGGTATTGATGAAGTAGCAGCGACGTTTCCAGTCATAAGTAGCTGAGCTATCTTTCGTTGTGCATCCGCCATCAAACGTCGGATCCCAAAGGATGGGAACACCCTGGAAGTAAAGGCCGGTGAAAGTTCCACCGTTCTTGACTTCAACAGAAGGATCCATATGCCATGGCATCTGAGCCTGCTGGGTCGGCTGAACAGCATAGCGTGACACCGCAGATTCGGAAGCAGAGCGGAAGTAATCGATGAAGGTGGAACCGGCGACGATCAGATCAGGGCTTCCGCCGTTTTTCTGACATTCACGCCACATTTTCGTCATTTCATCGATAAGGGTTGCCTCTGTAACGCCGGTGCCAGTAGAGCCGGTGTCGTTCAGGCCAGAGCCGTCGTTCCAATGATTGTTCCAGTAGTTGGAGCCAGTGTGAGCGGTTTTAGTAATACCGCCAACAGTGCTCGAAGTATCTTTGATATTGACAATGAAGTCAAGACCATTGATAATACGACCACTCGAGCTCGAACCAGAACCGCCGGGATCGATAGTTCCGTCAAGGTGAAGCGAAAGATCGAGAATCTCTTCAAACCCAAGGCGCAGAGTTTCCATGCCTTCGTTGAAGATATTAGTGAGCTGGACGAGACCAGCTGAAGAAGAATTCCGCGGTGCAGAATCCGTAACGATGATACCGTTACCGAGTAAGAAGTCTTCAGTGAAATAGAAACCATCGTGCGCCGAACACCACGGCCAGTACGCTTGGCGTACAGTATCGCGTGTGTTGTAGGTGACAGTATCCGTAGTGTTTTTGGTACTTGCATGTTCACCAAACCACTGGAAGTTGCTGTCATAGCCTGTTCGGATCTGCTCAACAATGTTCTCTTTACCACCGCCCCAAGGCTTCTTTTTAGAAGTCAAGGCTTTAAGCAGAGGACGTTCCTGAGCTACCTGATCGATAGGTTTGTTTTTCAGATAGTTCTGAAGAGCTACATAACCCAGTTGGGTAATATCATTACTGTTTAGGGCAGTGTTAGTTGCCATTTTTGATATTCCTCAAAGGTTGTTAGTAGTACCGAAACAGGTTTGCCGCACGAATGCATTGTCTTGTGCTACTGAGTGGGCGGTGCTCAGCTATTACGCCCTTTTACCTGTTATGTAATTGATCAAGATGGTATTGCAAAAACTCAGGCGTTACTTCTGCCTGCTTTAATTCGCTGCCATCCACATTGCCGCTACTTGAACTACTGGGTGCTAGGGGCCCAGAATTTTTACTAGCAGAAGTTCTATTTTTAGAGGCAAGCGACATTCCTCTGGTTAGAACCTCGTATTCGTTTTTGAGAAGAGGTAGCCAACTACTAGGATCAACTCCCGAATTTGCTATCTTTTCGCCAATGTCCAACATTATATCACGTTTTGACTCAAAGTCAGCATCTGATGTTTTTACGTTCTCTTCCCAAGCTTTGATTTCGTTGTACGCTTTTTCCTGGTTTTGTGAAAAAGCTTGCTGCTGCTGATAACTTTCTTGGCTCTGCCTCTCGAACTCTTGTTTAGACTGATTTATAGAGTTTTGCTGAACCCTTTGCTGGGCTAGCTTATTAGCCCAATCTTCAGACATTTCTAGGTTTTCTACAGCCTGAGATAAATCGTCGAAATCACTAAAAGAAGATTCATCGTTTTGGGATTTATCAACAACTCCTAACCTATCAGCTATAATGTTCGAGAACTCGTCTATTTTGCTTAGCGCGGTTCTAGCCTGCTCCCAATCACCAGAATTAAGCCCTTTAAACACTTCTAGAGCGAAATTAAGCTGATCTGGTTGGGTTCCAGAGTTTAGAACATGAGAGGCTACAGCCTCAGAAGGTTCTAACTGTGATATTCTATCTTCCAGCTCTTTTGACCTAGAAACTAGATCTTTAAACCTTTCCTGAGCTTTCGGTTTAAGATTATTTAGAATCTCGTCGTCGCTAAGTTCTACCTCCGCCGTCTCTTCTGTTTTCTCTTCAGCTTTAGCTTCTACTTCTGGCTCGGGAGTTTTCTCCTCCCCCTTCTCCGGCTCCTCTTGTACCTCAGCTTTCGGTTCTTCTTCAGCTTTCTGCTCTTCCTGAGCCTCGTCAAATGTTGGAGTATTTAAATCTAATTCGTCTTCCTCCGCAGAACCGTCTTCCTGCATTTCGTCAAAAGCTTTAGAAAGCGCATCTTTGGTTGAATCGAATAGTTCCTCGTTACTTAGTTCAGGCTTAGCCATGTTTTCTCCCTTAACTGTTCATATCTTCTGGGTTACGATATTGATTCCTTGATCGTTGGTTAACCCTATTTGCCGGAGCGTTCTCCTGTCTAACAAACTCAGGATTAGCCCTACCTCCCGGCCTTTGAGCCGGTTGACCACCATACATATTACCACCAGCGCCCATAGCAGCTTGAATCTGTTCATTCTGCATGGCATATTCCATTACATCCTGAGGAATCGGCGGAATAAACTTAGCCACGTCTATTCTCTCGTCGAACCGCTTGAAAGTCTCCTTTACAAGGTTTATAAACGGGTTAAACTCATCAGGAATTCCTGACATGCGCATAGATTGTATAGCATCGATGTTCTGCATGATTATAGGCATCAATTCTATCCAACGCATTTGCTCTGTGTTCTTATCTGGCATCTCTGTGCTGCCAGCCTTGATTTCAATATACGTGCGATCGTAAAGCGTTTGCTTATCAACTTGAGGCCAAAAAGCGTTCTGACCAGCTTCCTGTAATACCATCTCAGGAGACATTTCCTGCAACAATATTTCTGCGGAGAACGTAGCGACATCTTTTAACCATTCTTCTAAGAGATCAATTTTTTCTCCTACCCTGGTGGATAAACCTTCCTGTAGGATATTAGCCTCTGTAGCCGTTTTAGATTTTGCAACAGACCCTCTAGCAGCATCACCCAAACCGCTAATCCATTCGATATCCTGCCTAATAGCGGATGTATCATAAATCATTGGATTAAACGGAGGTGTAGATGCCGGCTGAAACACCGTATTAACCCCGGCGCCAGATGCGTTAATCAGGGCTATATCTCCGATTGTAGCATTAGAGAACGTCTCGATATCTTCGTAATTGATTCTACTGGAGTCTGCAACATAAAACGGCGCAGAAAGGTCTCTATGCTTGGAAGCTTGAGTCCTGATCGTCATGTACTCATCTTGAAGATTCTCAAGAAGATCTACATCAGATATAGGCCATTCCTCTCCATCTACCCAGTTAAGTCCCAATATAAAGAATGGGAACCAGCAATCGCCCATCTTGTTGGGATGGAATGGTGTTTTAACATATGAATCTCCACCCTCAGCCCAGGTGTACACGGTCTGGGTTATTTTATCCCAGTATTCCCATACTGCTAGAGCAACCGAAACATCCTCGCCTTCACCGACGTTAGAATCTTTAGTTAAACGCTGAGGAATACCGTTTTGGTTTCTGCGGTAAGTAGTGAACTTTTCTATTTCTTCTTTAGAAAGCTGGAATCTAGCCATAACTTCTTTTGGCGTCATCCACGTTCTGTTAGCCATCCAACGGGCTTGTTTATAATCCGAAATAGAATCAAGAGAAGTATCCATCCTGAAATCTTCTGGACGAACGTAACCAAGATTTAATCCTTCCCTTCGCATGACGTTGACGTTTGCCTGCAAGCTCTCAACAATCATGTTTTGCTCTTGAACTAAGGAGTCTTTATCCTGCTCATCAACAGTATCTTCTTTCCTGATAGTATCTACTAGAGACGCTAAAGTATCTTGAGCGTCATCAAGCTGCCTGCTTACCAAAGGATCTTTTATATAATCTCTCTGGTACGTAACCTTGACAATACCAATCTTGCTTACCATGCAAGATCTTAGTATCTGCTTGGATACCCTTTTTAGTTCAGCCTTGTGAAGACAGCTGTTTAGAACTATTTGAAGAGTGTTGGCAAATAAATCAGCAGTTCTGTATTCATATCCAGAAGGATCTACATGCTCGTTTGGTTTTACCTGAATCTCTGGGTTCTTAGCGTAAATAAGAGGTAAGACATTCTGAAGCGTTGCATGGATAATGTTTCCCTTGATGATCCTGCCAGCTTCTTGGTTTGCCTGACCGGGCGTAACAGTCTGAGAGCGCCAGGTTGTCCTTCCTAATGCATATCTACGGCTGTGCTCTATCTCTCTGTATCGCTTTTTCCACTTTCTATATGAAAGACCAATATTGTTTTGAAACTCTCTAATTAAGCCCTTTGAATTAGATGAAACATCAGGAGCTATCGTTGAGCTTGATGCGGAGATCTCTAGATCAGCCATCGTTATAATCCTCGTAAAGTTCTTCTATCCTATCTAACCATTCTAGAGTAAACGGGTTAGGATCAGTTTTCTTTGGTTTAGGTTTCTTTGATTTCGCTCTCTTGTGCATTAGGCCATATCTTGTTGCGTCAAACAAATGATCTTCTGCCTTAGTGTCAATATCCTCAATCTTCTTAGAATCTGCCGGTAGCGATGGCACCGTTCTCAACCAGTGCTTGCAATTAGCAAAAACCTTGAAAGATTCAGCGTTTAATCTGTCAACAAACTCGTTAAGCCCCTGGACTCTAGATCCTGGCCCTTTCGCGCTTGGTTCCCAAAAAACGCCGTAGTCGTTAAACACATCAGCAACAGACTTATGTCTGCCGTCTCTCATAAATATAGCCGAATCAGCTATGTTGCCGCGAAACTTTATTCCCAGCTTTTTCTCTCTAGTCTCTGCCTCCAATATGTCTTCAGCTATCTGCTCTATTGGAGTCTCTGAGCCTACGTTGGGCCTGTCTGCCCAATACCTCTCTCTGTACAGGTAAACACATCCATCATAATCTTGTGCAAACCACACGCACCCCGCAGGGGATTTATACCCGTGATCGTAGGCTTTCCACCTACGCCACTCTAATGGTATATCGAATGGCTCTACCACATGCTCAACTGGGTCCCAGATTGACTCAAAAAAGGCTCCAGGCGCTATATTCCAGTCGCCATCTAACCAAGCCTTAACGAGCCACTCTGGCCCAGAAGCTTTGATCCTGTCAATATACCCGGGATCATTCTCCATTAAAGGCGTGTTATCTGTTATTTTAGAAGGTATAAAAAGTTTACCTTCCTCCTCCTTATCGATATACCTCTCTTTTACCCACCCGTGCCCGGGCCCGCCAGGGTTTGCGCTAGCCCGAAACAGCGTTGGTACCCCCGCCGCGGACCTCATAGTGGCTTGAAGCAGATCTATGGGTTCTGCAGAGGGCCAGTTACCAAGTTCATCAAATCCTAAGAAAGTAACAGAAAAACCCTGCAGCTTCATGGCATCATTATCTTCATCCAGATGCTTTAACTGCAGGGTAGATCCTTTAGGGCTTACCCACTTTCTTTCTCCTACTTTCCACTCCCAACCTTCCTTTACAAATACTTGCTGGCCTAACTTAACCAGTTCCCCTGTTTCCGGGTAAGTTCTACGGAATAATAGCCCGTGAGCATCTGGTCCGTAGAGTTC